GCCTTACTTGTTTACAGACTTTCTTTCGCCCGGCGGGCCCGGGTAACTGCGGGTAACTGCGGGTAACTGCGGGTAACCGGGGCGCAGGATTGAACTGTGACGGGTTCGCGCCGCTGCTGGAACGTGTACCGATCGGCGGGCCGAATGTGTACTGCAGCCGCATAGATTCCGGCTGCAAATTTGCTGGCCAGTCTGGCTTGGCGTTTCCCGGTGTGTACCGATGGGCGGGCCAAATGGGCGGCCGTTAGTTGTTGCGGCTGGATTGGATGTCGGCGTCGTCTTTCAGGAGCTGGGCCAGTTTGCGGGGGCAGATCAGATTCCGCAATACGGCGCTGATCGAACGTCCGCAGTGGCGGCCGCGTCGGGCGGTGGCTCGCCGGATGGCCCATTTTTCGGTGCGGGTGAACTGCCCCGCGAGCGTTTCGTTTCGTGGTTCGTCCGTCGGTCCGTCGGCCTGCATTACCATCGATTGCGCTTTCGTTCTTGACACGCGGACGGGCTAGGGTGGAACACTGCCCGCCGTGGAACGCGAGTTCTCCGGCCGGTCGTGTGGCTCCATGCCAGCGCCGGTCGGGGCCGCTTTATTGTCGGGGCCGGAATCCATGGCGTCAATCACTGTGAACGAACTGGGCCGCCGTTTGCGTCGTCGGAAGAAAACCGAATTCGTGGGCGTGACGACGATCACCGACCCGGGACTGCTGAAACGGGGCAACGATCTGGGGCCCGTGGCGAAGCTGGCGAACATCAGCGGGCCGATCAACTGGGACTATGCCCGGACGGTGAACCGGCAGCGGAAACGCGAACGCAAGCCGACCGACTTCAAAGTGAAACAGAACGGCACGACGTTTCGGATCAAAGGCACGCCGCTGCGGCAGCTGGGGAAGGGTCGGGGCCGCAAACTGTATTTGTGGATCAAGATTCAATCGGCCCGCTGGTTCTACATTCAAACCGACCGGCTGGAAGTGTTGGACCCGGCCGACGTGGCCCCGTGGCTGCCGGCGAAAGACAAACACGCCCGGCAGGGCCTGCAGGCGGTTGTCGAACCTCGTCAGTACAACCTGAAGAACATCGCCGAACTGCGCATAGCCGGTTCGGTCTGGACAGTCCGCCCGCTCAATCGCACGCTGAAAACCTATACCGAAGCTATCGAAGCAAAGGCAGCGGCATGACCAGCGGGCGGACCGATATTCCGCAGCAGCTGCGGCAGTCGATCGACACACGACCGGCCGACGTGTTCGCCTGTTGGGGGGCCGACTGGATGTCGAAAGGCATCAGTCTGGAAACCAGTTTGACCAGCTGGCTGACGGCCCCGGCCGGGCTCAAGTGGTCGCCGTCTCACGTTGCGATCGCGTGTACGCGTTACGCGCCAGACCATGACCGCACGTACTGGTTCGAATCGACTTCGATGGCTCGCCGTTTGTGTCTGGAAGCGGGGCGGGTCGTTCACGGGGTGCAGGTGCATACCATCGAAGACCGCATCGCCGACTATCTGCGACCGGGCGGTCGTGTGGTGCAGTACCGGCTGACCGACATCGACGCCCTGGACGCTCTGGAACAAGCCAACCTGCGGCGCATTCTGTATTCATGGGTCGGCGATGAAACGAAACCGGCGGCCAGTTACGACACGACCGGCGCGGCATTTTCCGGTTTGCGGGTGCTGCCGTATCTGCCGTGCAGCCGGGCGGATATCGAATCGCTGTTCTGTAGCGAACTGGTGGCAGCGGTGCTGCAGCGGTGCTGCCTGATGAATCGCAGCAACCCGGCCCGGTTCAACCCGGGGCGACTTCTGCGAACACTGGTTCGGCAGGGGACCTACAAACACCTTCGAGACTATGGGACGTAACCAATGGAACCGCTGAACGAACACTGGAACTGGCAACGAAAACTGACGGTGGCGGTGGTGCTGACGCTGGTCGTGTGGTCGCTGATGTCGATGGCGTGGCCGGGGCAACTGGTCAACGTGCGCCGCGCCGAAGCGGCCCCCGTCGCGCCGGTGTCCTCGTGTCCGACGCCGGGTTTGACACTCGACGCGGTCGTCGTGCGAGTGATCGACGGGGATACGATTATCTGCGAATCGCGACATCGGTATCGCGTGCGGTTGATTGATTGTTGGGCCCCGGAAATCCACACGAAGGACGCGGACGAAAAGCGGCGGGGCGAACGGTCGCGGGAACGACTGATCCAACTGGTCGACGAACGGCCGATCCGGGTGCAGATTCCGTTGCGAATGTCGCTGGAAGATTCGCTGACGTTCGGCCGCGTGCTGGGGCATGCGTGGACATTGGATCACGGCACGCCGTCGGATCGCTCACTGAGTGAACAAATGGTGCGGGCGGGACTGGCCACGAAAACGAAACAATCCTTCTGACGAACACATGGGACGCCGATGTCGAAACGATTGAAACGCGGGCCGGCGGCCGCTGAGAAACCGTCGCGGTTCGCGGGCATTTTCGCGGGCGTGCCGGTGACCAAACCGATTCGGTCGGCCCGCAACCGGCTGTGTGGCTGCGGCAGCGGGCGGAAATGGAAAGTGTGCAAAGCGAAAGGCCGTTGCGTATGCGAAACGTGATGTTGTGTCTGTTCGTGCTGGTCGGCGTGGCCGACGGTGCCACGTTTTCGACTCGCAATTTTGCGGCGACGGCGACGACGGCGGCGGACGCTCGCGCGGTGGCGGAAGCGGCTGAAAACCAGCGCGAACGGCTGGCCGTGTACTGGCTGGGGAAAACGCTGCCGCACTGGTCGCGTCCGTGTTCGATTCAGGTCACGGTCGGGTCGATGGGTGCCAGCGGTTCCACGAATTTCGCGTTTGTGGGCCGAACGGTGCATATCGTGGGCATGAATGTTCGCGGGACCGAACAACGCATTCTGGATTCGGTGATCCCGCACGAAGTGAATCACACGATTTTCGCCAGCCATTTTCGGCAGCCGGTGCCACGTTGGGCGGACGAAGGCGCGGCCACGCTGTGCGAACACCGGGCCGAAAAACAGCTGTACTGGGACCGCCTGCGGCGTGTGGTGAGCGGCGGCCGTTATATTCCGCTGTCGAGTTTGACGGCCGCCCGGGATTATCCCACCGGAGCGGGGGCCACGCTGGATTTCTACGCGGAAGGCTACGGCCTGACCGAATATCTGGTGCAGCAGTCGGGGCCCGAACAATTTGTGCAACTGCTGCAGACGGCACAACAGGGCGGCTGGGACTCCGTCTTTCGCCAACATTACGGCACGGGCCTGATCGACGTCGAGCGGGATTTTCGCAGGTGGGTGGTTTCGCGTGCGACTCCGTCGGACGTTGACCGCCCCACCGTGCCAACGTGCGACCGTCCGACGTTGTACGTGGTCGGGGCGACGTGGTGCGGTCGCTGTCGCGCGTTCGACCAGGCGTTTTCGACCGACGATCGATTTCGAGCGGCGTTGGAGCGGCGATTCTGCATCAAACACGTCGACGGGCCAAGCCATCGGCACTGGTGCGACGAACGGAACGTGACGGGCTACCCGGCATTCGTGGTGGAATGGCGGGGACAATCCGACACGGTGCAGGGATTCACGGACCGCCGCCGGTTGTATGCCGATCTCGTGGCGTTGGTGTCGTCGGCCGGCAGTGGCGACCGCCAGGCCGAGCCGGTGCCAGCGCCCGCGCGGGTTCCGGAACCGCCCGACGCTGGGGCGGAAATCGACCAGCGGCTGGCGGAAATGGAACAGCGAGCCACGGCGGCCGAACAACGGGCGCGGGAACTGGCGGGGCAACTGGAACAACTGCAACAATCGAAACAGGCGGCGGAACTCGACGCCCCGGAACAAACGGCACAACCGCCGCCGCCGGCGAGCAGCAGCGAATCGACTAACGCAGGCGACGAAAGCGCCGCCGCACGTTCCAGGGGCGTGTCATGGGCGGGCCGTTTGGCTCGCCTGACGCTGGCGATTGCTGCCCCTGAAATTGCGATTCCCGGTTCGCTCGCGTTGTCGGTGGCCGGGTTCCTGTTGGGGCGCTGGCGTGAACGAAAACGACGGCGGCGGGACCTGTCAGCGGGTCCGCCGCCCGTCGAAACGGTGGTGCGACTTCCGGACGAACCTCGCCGCACGACGGAAAACCATTACATCGTCCAGGACACGGACACGACCGGCGAAGCGTACAAAGAAGCGCTGCGGCGGATGGCGGCAACCTACAAATCGGACCGGCCCGGAATTGTGGATGTCGTGAAACAGATTGAACACCTGGCCGGTGAATTGATACGGGGCCGCCGCGTGGCGACTCGACCACAAAATGAACCTCGCCCCGGCATCTGGGACGACTGAAAGGCAAAGCTATGTTCGGAACTGATCAAGTATTGATTTACAACGTGGAACCGTGGGCCGAACTGGGGTTCGGTGTGCCGAATTTCGGCGACAACCCGTTTACGCAAAACGCACCTTTGCACGGACTGGCGGACGAAATCGGCGTCGTGCAGCTGTACGTGATGACGCACGTTGACGCGATGCGGCGGCAGTATGTCAGCCGCAACACGGTGGAACGTCTGGGCAAAATACTCAACCGCATTCAGGCGGTATTGTTGAACCGGGCGAAAGCCGCCAATGCGACTCGACTGGAAGGCGGGCACGGGGTGCCATCGGCGACGCCGTGGCAAATCCACCCGGTGCCGTATTTCGCCGGGCCGATTGTGAACAATCGCTGGCTGCGAGAATACAACAACCTGACGATGATTGCGTTGACCAACATCTATCAGCACAGCGACAACAATCTGGAACTGACGATCACGACGGAACTGGCGTCGGATATCTGGTCCTACTTCCGCGAAGTGCGCAGTTTGCTGGCGGGTGAACTGCTGGGGCTGTCGCCCGACGTGTACGACAACGACGCGTTCCGTTTCACGGCGGACCATTACAACGCGTACGCGCCGCAGGATCACATCGTGCGGATTGAATCGCTGGACGACCCCGGCAAAGTGCGTGAACGGTTTACGGAAGACGACCTGCAGGGATTTCTGCGGGGCATACCGGCGAATCTGATTTTGCCGAATCTGGCCCGGTTCCCGGTCACTCAGCAGGACAATTTCGCGGGGGCACGCGGACCTGCGGACGCGCCCACGACCGGCATCGGCGGGGCGGACGGTTCGGCGCTTGATCCGATCATCTAAGCGACGGCAACGGGCGGGGCCGGGGTTTGTTGGCAAATCCCGGCCCGTCGTGTGGGTATTGGGCGGCGCATGAATGGCGAAGAAGAAACCAGCGAAGAAGAAACCAGCGGCGACGACCTGCCGGTCGGGTTCGCCGTCTTCCAGCGATGGCTTGAAGAAACGGACGACATCCGGGACGCGTTGCGCGGCAAAGAAGCGGCCCGCGAAGAAGAAGAAGACCGCGAAGAAAACGAAACGGGCTTCGGCATCCTGCTGTGGTTCCTGCAAAACTACTGTGACGAAATCAGTCGGCAGAAAGAAGAAAGCGGCGAAGAAGAAAGCCAGAACGAAAGCGACGACGCCAGCGACGAAGCGGCGCAAGCGCACGCGGACAGTTTCTATTGGCGGTTCTGGGGCGGCCACAACGAAACCATCGAAGAAACCCGTACGCAGGAAAGCGGCGAAGCCAGCGACGAGGTCGGCGGACGCCACGGACCGCACGGCAGCGACGCCTGACGCGGCCGGTGATCGGCAGCGCCAACGGTCGGCCGAATATCAGCGTCGGATCACGGCGGCGCGGCGAGAAATCGGCAAGATTCCGTCGGTGGTCGATGGGGTCCGCCGCGAATCGTGCCGGTTCGACCTGCGGTTGTACCTGGAAACCTACACGCCCAATGCGGTGCGGCTGGGCTGGTCCGACGATCACCTGGAACTGATCGACGCGTTGCAAACGATTTTGCTGTACGGCGGCCAGCTGGCCATCGGCATGCCACGCGGCACGGGCAAAACGACAATCGTGATTCGGGCACTGGCGTGGGCCGTGTCGTACGGACACCATCGGTTCGGCGTGCTGATTGCGGCGACTGATCCGAAGGCCCGCAAAGCGCTGGGGGGGCTGCGGAAAGAATTCGAAACGAACGACCTGTTGCTGGAAGACTTCCCGGAAATCTGTTTTCCCGTGCGTTGTCTGCAGGGCATCCGCAACCGCCAGGCGGGCCAGACGTGCGGCGGCGTGCCGACGGCGATTCAGTGGGGCAAAGACGAACTGATTTTCCCGACGATCGACGGCAGCGAATCCAGTGGGGCGATTCTCATGGTCGGGGGGATCACGGGGGCCGTCAGTCGTGGGCCTCAACACACTCTGGAAACCGGCGAAATCATCCGGCCGACGGTGGTATTGCTGGACGACTTCCAGACGCGTGAAAGTGCGAAGTCGCCCGACCAGGTGCAAACGCGGCTGGACATCATCGAAGCGGATGTCGCCGGCATGGCGGGGCCCGACGAAGGGCTGGCGATGCTGGCCACGGTGACGGTGATCTATCCGGATGACGGGGCGGACCAGCTGCTGAATGTGGATCTCAACCCGGACTGGAACGGGATCAGAAAGAAGTTTTTGATATCGCCGCCCGACGATTTGGACCTGTGGGAACAATACAAAGAAATCCGACGGCAGTCGTTGCGCACGTATCGCGACATCCGCAAGGCGACGGCGTTCTATAAGAAGAACCGCAAAGCGATGGACGCCGGGGCGCGTGTGAGCTGGGCGGCCCGGTATCGTCAGAAACAAAAGCAAGTCGGCAAACGAAAAATCGACGTGCGGGAAATTTCGGCCATTCAACACGCAATGGAATGGCTGTTGATCAAGCCGCGTGCATTCGCGTCCGAACTGCAGAACGAACCGGAAGCCGCTCATTCGTCTGACAAGGCCTGGCTGAGTGCTAAAGAAATCGAACAGAAATGCCATCCTCTGACGCGGGGCGTGGTGCCTCAAGTGCAGGTGCAAACGCGGCGACTGATCGAACACGTCGACGTCCACGATGATGTTTTGTATTGGGCGATCGGTGCGATCGGCGACGACGGTTCAGCGGGTTTGATCGATTACGGCACGTACCCGGAACAGAATCAACGCTACTTTCAGAAAGTCGAAGCACGGCGCACCATGCAGCGGGCACATCCGCGTTTGGGGCTCGACGGGGCCATTCGCGACGCGTTGTTGACTCATTGCCGGGGGCATCTGGACCGCAGCTGGCTGGGCGAAGACGAAACAACCGAATACGAAATCGACCTGCTGCTGATTGACTGCGGTCACAAGTTGTCTGTAGTGAACGGGGCCGCGCTGGAGCTGGTGCGGAAACCGCAGTACCGCAACCGCGTGATGCTGTGCCGTGGGTTTGGCGTGAACGCCAGCGACACGCCGTTCGGGGATCGAAAACTGCCCGACGGGTCGGTCGCTGGGAATAACTGCTATCAGCCGCCGCGAAAGACTCGCAACGACGCGCCCCGGCTGAACATTGACACCAACTACTGGAAGACGGAAACACATGATCGCTGGGCGACCAGTCCGGGCGAACCGGGCTGCCTGACGTTGTTCAGCGGCGGCGATCATCAGGGATTCGCGGAACACCAGAAAGCCGAATTCGCGGTGCGGACGGAAGGTAAGGGCCGCACGGTGTACCAGTTCAAACAACTTCCGCAGGACAATCACTGGTTCGACAACACGGTCGACCTGTTGGCGGGGGCATCCTTTCGCGGCTGTGACACTCCGGCCAACGTGGTGCCCACGGTGCCAAACCGTCGCCGGAAACGTCGGCGTCGGGGTGGTGGGTTGTTGTAGGGCAGTTTTCAGTTTTCAGGGTTCAGTTTTCGGGGAAGGCAAGGCGATGGCGAAGAAGAAAACGACGACGGGCACAGCAGCGAAAGCGGGCCGCCCGAAAGGGGCGAAGACGGCCGACCGGCCGGTGGTGGATTGCACGCCGTCGCCGTGTCCTCACTGTGGGGCCACGGCGGCCCCGGTGGACAAGAAAAACCGCAAACGCATCGAACGGCGGGTCGAAGGGTCGGGCCGGCTGCCGGACGGTCGGGCGTTTGGGGCGGTGGTGTTCTGGGCGGCGAACTGCGGGGCGTGTGGCCAACCGATCACGGCCAAACGTCACGAATTCGTACCCTGAAATGCAGTTTGGGCATTTCCGGCGGCGGATTCTCTTTGAATTCGCGACCCGATGGCGAACCGTTCAGCCATGGCAACCACGCAGGAAATGCAAACCCGGTTGGATGAAATCGAAACGCATCTGGCCACGGGGGCAACGACCACCGTGATCGACGGCGTGACCGTGACGGTGGATCTTGTTGAACTGCGACGCGAACGCCGCCGGCTGCAGGAAGCTCTGCAACTGGTGCCGCGTCGTCGTCGAGCGTTCAACCTGACGATGGGGACGCGTTAATGTTTCCCACCGTCAACGGTCTGCAATCGGCCCCGGCGGCCGCTCGCCAATTCATCACGGGTGAATCGACAGTGGCCAGCAGCGCGAGCTATGAAGCACTGAACCCGGCTGGCAAACGTCGGTCGGTGTCGGGCCGGATTCGTTCCGAAGATCAGGTTCTTACGGAACGCAAACGCGACCGGCTGGCCGGCAACGCGATGGATCTGCACCGCAACGCGGTGTTGTTCGCGTGGGCCGTGCGGCGTCACCTGGACTACACCACGCTGTTCGATTTTCAGCCGTGCAACGCCGACGAAGGACTGAACAACGACCTGCGGGCGCTGATGGAACGCGACAGCCGGCCGGAACACTGCGACGTAGGCGGGCGGCATTCGTGGAACCGCATGCGGCGACTGGCCGAAGTGCGGAAGATTCTGGACGGCGATTGCGGTCTGCTGCAGCTGCGGTCGGGGCATCTGCAGGGCGTGGAATCGAACGGCATTCGGACGCCGCGACAGAAACGCCGCGACGCGAAGCAATGGACGAACGGCGTTAAAGTCGGCCCGGGCCGGCGGGCGCTGGCCTACGGGCTGACCGAACGACTGAAAGACAACACCATCCGCGAACGCGTGGTGCGGGCCAGCCAGTTAATGCTGCTGGGCTGTTTCGAAGGCCGGTTTGACCAGGTGCGCGGCGTGTCGCCGATCGCCGGGGCGTTGAACGAATTTCGAGACATCTACGAAACGCGCGACCTGATTCAAAGCAAAGTGAAGCTCGACCAGGTATTCGGCGTGGCGTTCACGCGTGATTCGGGGGCCGCCGATCTGGGCGACGACCTGACGCTGACCGGGGCGGACGAGAACGGCCAATTGCCAGCGGACGACGAAAACGGGCGGGCGGGCTACGAAATCGGCCAGGGAATTCGCGGTTTCGATCTGGACGTCGGGGAAGGGCTGGAACTGCTGCAGTCGAAGAACCCGTCGAGTCAGACGCAGGACTTTCTGCAGCTGTCGATCGCGATTGCCATCAAAGCGCTGGACCTGCCGTTTAACTTCTTCGACGAAGCACACACGAATTTCTTCGGCAGCCGGGCCGCCTGGATCCAATACGAGCGGGCGTGCCAGTCGAAACGCGAAGACCAGCTGGAACTGCACCGCCGCTACACGCTGTTCCGCTTGCGTCGCTGGCTGCTGCCGGCGTCGTTCAACGGAACGGGCGAACTGGTGTTGCCGTCGTCGATGGGCGTGGCCGACCTTCGCTGGAAATGGGTTCCGCGCGGAATCCCCTGGTGGAAACCGCAGGAAGAACTCACGACCGACCTGATGGCGGCGGCGGCGGGGCTGAAAGACTTTCAGCAGATTTGCGACGAACGCGGGCTGGGCATCTGGCGGGACAACATCGCCACGATTGCCGCTCAAATGAAACAAGCGCAGGCCGACGGCATTACGCTGGCCTTCAATAACAACAAGCTGCCGCTGTCGTTGTCGTTCGACGCGGACCTGCCAGGGGACTCGCACGCATGACGACGGAACACGGACAGCCGCGACCACCGACGACCAACGCCACGGCCGACGCTCCGCGTGGGGCGTTTCAGCTGACGTGTGGCCCGATGCAATTCATGGACGGGTCGGACGATTCGCCCGAATTGCGACCGTTTCGCATGGTGGCCCGTTCGGCCGAACCGATCGAACATTGGTATTGGGGCCGCATTGTCCACGACTTCGACGGCATGCAACTGCGCAAAGACCGCTGCCCGATCGATTGGCGGCACGACGAAACGGCCGAACTGGGCTTCGCTGATTCGTTCGAAGTGACGGACGACGGGCTGCAGCTGTCCGGGTCGCTGATTGTGCTGGAAGAAAACGACCGAGCCGACCAGGTGCATAAGCGCGGCAAGGCCGGCATGCCGTACGAAGCCAGTCTGGACTGGATCGGCGACGGCACCGAACTGGAATGGATTCCGGAAGACGTGACGACGGAAGTGAACGGCCGGCAGTTTGACGGCCCGGGCTATGTGGCTCGCAAGTGGCCGCTGCGGGCGGCGGCGGTTTGTCCCTATGGGGCGGACGCTGCGACAGAAACTCAGTTTTCGGACGCGGACGACATGCCGTCGGTCCGTGTCTTTACTCAACCAACGGAGAAAACCACCGTGTCGAAAGAAACCAACACGAACGACGCCCCCCACGCGGCCGACGACAGCAAACAACACGCGGACACGTCCGCGACTGAACCGCAGTCCAGCGCGGCGGCGGTTCCGGCGGGCACGATCACGCCCGACACCTTGAAGCAATTCAACGACGCCTTTGGCGCGAAGGCGATGGAGTACCTGCAGGCCGGTTTGTCATTCGACGCCGCACGACTGCAGTTTGCGGACCATCGCGCGACCGTGTCCGAAGACGAAGCCAAACAGCTGCGCGAACAGCTGACGGAACGCGACGCGGAATTGAAAGCGGCCACGGACAAGCTGAAGCAATTCGGCGAAGACAGCGGCCAGGGGGCACCATTGAACGGCGACAACCCGGCCGATGGCGACGCCCCGAAGAAAGCGAAGCTGTTCAGCGGCGGCCACGCCGTCCGCAAGACAGCGGAATAAGACCGACAGAAGAAACCGCCGCGACGCGCCAACGCCGCGACGGCCAAACAACTCAACGGCGCGAGCCATCAAGCTGCCCTATCACCAGCCATTGAAGCCGCGCCCCGATTTTCAATCAAGGGGAATTCACACTCATGGCTGACGCATTTAAGACCCTGGCCGATTTGGTCCTGATCAACGACCACAATCTGGCCGATCTGGACGTTTCCGACCTGCTGAACAAAGCGCCCGTGCTGGCATCTCTGCCGGCCGGCGAAGCCAGCAACGGCACCGTGCACAAGTACACGAAGGAAACCGCCGCGCCTGTCGTCGGGTTCCGTGCCGTCGGTGACGGTCGCGAAAACACGAAGTCGACCGACACGCTGGTGACCATCAACCTGCAGATTCTCGACTGTTCGTTCGCTGTCGACATCGAACTGGCCAAGTCGTACAAGCACGGCCGCGACGCGTATCTGCAGAAGGAACTCATGCGGCACATTCGCCAGGCGATGTTCACGGCGGAACGTCAAATCTGGTATGGGACCGGCACCGGCGGCGACAGTGGCGGATTCGCCGGTCTGGGCGACAACGCGGGCTATAACGGCCTGGCCGACAGCATGGTCGTAGACGCCGGCGGAACCACGATCGGCACGGCCAGTTCGGTCTGGCTGTACTGTGTCAAGCCGGACGACAGCGGCGTGCAGGTGGTCGGCGGAAACGATGGCAACATCGAAGTCGAAGATCCGGTCGTGCAACGCGTGGCGGGTGCGACGGGGACTCTGCCGATGCTCTACACGGCGGCGTCTGGATATCTGGGCTTCCAGATTGGTTCGGCGAATGATGTCGTTCGAATCGCGAACCTGACGGCCGACAGCGGCAAGGGTCTGACCGACGACTTGATCGCGCAGGCGATCGAGAAGATACCGGCGGAAAACCGGCCGTATCTGCGGGCCGCGTTGTCTCGACGAAGTCAGCGTCAGCTGCAGCAGTCGCGCACGGCGACCACGACGACCGGCGCGCCGGCACCGTTTCCGACGGAATCGCACAACGTCCCGTTGTCGATCACCGATTCGATTCTGGATACGGAAGCTCTGCTGGCGTAATGGACGCACGGAACGACGCCGGGACCGGCCACGGTTCCGGCGTTCTTTGAAACCGAACGGACGGAATGAATGGGGTTGTTTGGATCTGCCATTGGATCGACTCGAACGACTGCTGCGACAGTGGCGGGCGTGTCGGTGCAGTATGCGCGGTCGGGCGACTTCGACGTGACGCTGACGGGAGTGATTCAGGGACAAACGGCGTGGAAAGGGTTCGGCCAGGGCGGTGTGGTGGTGATCAGTGAATCGGTCGACTGGCTGGTGCCGGTGGCTCAACTGGTGGACGACCTGAACGCCGTGATTATTCCGGCGCGGTTCGACACGATCACGCGAACGGTGGGCGGCATTGTCTACACGTACGACCTGCAGCCGTTTGGGCCGGATGAAATTATCAGTCGAGCGCATGACCGGGGCGGCCGGTCGGTGGTGCGGTTGTTTTCGAAGCTGCTGTCGGAGGTGTCCGCATGATGGGCGACCTGTTGACAGCGGCTAAGGATGCGATCAACGCGCACGACTTTGGGGAAACGATCACGCCCGTGATCAAAGCGGACCCGCGCATCGACCGCAAATCGATGGGCACGGGCTGGCACTGCTGGCTGGTGCCGGTGTCTCTGGTGCGTGGGACGCGCAACCGCCGCAAAAGTCGCCGCGACGTGTCGTTCGACGTGGGACTGATCAAACAACTGACGGGGACCGACGAAGCGGCGTTGCTGCCGTGTCTGAATCTGGTCGACGCCGTGCAGTCGTTTGTCGACGAATCGATGACGCTGCTGGACGGTCACGACCTGACGGCCGCCGATTTCGACCCGTTGTATTCGGACGACCATCTGAAACAGCAGGCGGTTTTTTTCAGCGTGTTGTCGGTCACGTATCAAAGGGGGTTGAAATGATCTCGTTCGACCTCTCGTTCATCGACAAGACCAAACAGCTGCAGCGGTCGGCACTGACGGCCACACGCCGCTGGCTGAATCGCGTCGGCGGCTATACGCGCAAGGTGGCGCGCCGATCGCTCAAACGGGCCAAGCGGCACCGCACCGAAACCACATTGTCGGACGAGCAACTCGACCGCTGGGTCGCATGGAATCAAATCCGGGAACGGCGGGGGCTGGAAGTGCCGGCACCGTATCCCGAAAAGACATCGAAACCGGGACGGCCGCCGCTGATCCATTCGTCGGACAGTGCGCTGAAACGTCAACTGGTGTATTCGGCCGACGCCGAACGGGGCGACGTGGTGATCGGACCGGAACGGGCCAAAACGGGCATAGCGCACAAACTGGAACACGGTAGCGGGCGCATTAAGCCGCGCCCGTTCATGGGACCGGCCGGTCGGAAAGCCGAACCGCTGATGGCGGGCTGGTGGGCGGACGCAATCAAATGACTTCTGCACCGGCGGTCGTCGGGGCAACATTCAACGAAGGGGCACGACCATGGCTAACAACGGCCTGAACATGAATTTCTATATTGACACGGCGGGCGTCGGTCAGGGCACGAACGCGATTCTTGACATCGTCGAAGATTGCAATATCAACCGGAAGAAGAACACGACCAGCGTGAAAAACCGGGCGTCGAAAGTCGAACGGAAGCTGACCGGGCTACGGGTGGAATCGATCGAACTGACGCTGACGCATGAACCGAGTAACACGCTGTACCAGGCGTTGCTGGCAAATTTCGAAGCCAGCGACAACAGCTATATCGGTGTACTGGCGATGGACGGCCCTGTGCCGGCCAGTGGAACCGATTCGGTCGGCATGCAAATGGATGTCGTGGTGACGGAATTCAGCCAGACGCAGGGACTGGAAGACAGCAGCGCCCGCAAAGTGGTCCTCGAACCGTCCGCGAAATCGACATTCGCCCCGGCGGAAGTCACCGTCGCGGCGGTGTAACGTCCGCCGGCGGAATCGCTCGCGTTCCACAACAGCAGCGACACCACAATCACCTGCATTCAGGAATGCAACAATGAACGCTCAATCGGAAATGAAGACCGTCACACGCAAGTCGAAACAGCGGTTCGAAATGGCCGACGGGTCGGTCCGCGAAATCGAAGTCGCCCACCGGCGTACGAAGGACGAGGACGACACGATGAAACGGCGGGAACAAGCGAAAGCTGCGGGCGACCCGACCGCCAACAGTTCGGCCATCAATCTGCCGCCGAAGAAACAGACGGACAGCGGCGACGCCTGAATCGCTGCGGCGGTTTGCTCGCGTTCCACGATTCGCAGCGAACGGACCCCAGCACGAAGGCAAACCCATGGCGCGAACATTCACCGACCGGGACGGCCGAGAATGGACCATCCGGATTGGTCTCTATACGGCCAACCGCATCAAAGAATTATCCGACGGCGTGATCGATTTCGTCGACACGTCGCGTGTGCAGTCGGCCCGCAACGCGTTGATTGAAATGGCGGAAGACGTGGCGCTGTGCGGCCGCGTGCTGTGGTGGCTGTGCGAAGACCAGGCGAAAGAACACAACATCGGCGAAGAACAATTCGCGGACGGGTTCGACCTGGACGTTTTGGACGCGGCCACGACAGCCGTGGCAGAAGCGCTGATTGATTTTTTCCCCAGCCGAGCCCGACCGGCGCTGCAGCACGGCATCGAACTGGCTCGCGAAATCACGGACCGGGCCCTGATGGATCTGGACCAGAAAACGACGGACATCGTGAACAGTCCGGAATTCGAACGGATGATTGCGGGGGCTATTCATGGGCAGTTGTCTGGGAGCTTGCCGGATCTGCGGGCTGTGGACCCGCTGCAGTCTTCCATCGCGACCCCGAACTGACGTTGCGGCAGCTGCACGCGATGGCGCGGGCCGTGCGGCGTGACCGATGGGACCAAACCAGCGCGCTACGGGCTGACCTGTCGAATATGTGGGGCGGCAATGTCCATCCTGATCAACTGAACCCGCTGCGGGAATACGAACGGCCGCAACGGGACGGAAAGGCGATTGTCGCCGATCTGGTGTCGACGTTCGTGGGATTGTAACCGCCCATGGCATCACGAAGCGGAGTCGAAGCGGGCCGCGCGTTCGTCCGGATGTTTCTGGACGATGCGGAAATGAACGCCAAACTCAAGGGCCTACAGGCCCGGCTGAAGGCGACCGGGGCCACGATGCGGCAAATCGGGGCCGACATGGTGCGAATGGGTTCGGTCGTGCTGTTGCCCTTCGTGGCAGCGCTGGCGGTGTTCGTGCCGTTTTCGGATCGCATGAAAGAAGTGCAGGCGGTCACTCAGGCGACGGCCGACGAATTCGACATGCTGAACGAGAAGGCGAAACAGCTGGGCCGGACGACATCGTTCACGGCGGCGCAGGTGGCCGGGGCCATGGCCGAGCTGGGGCGGGCGGGATTCGATCCGAAGTCGATCGACCAGGCGACGGAACACACGTTGAATCTGGCGCGGGCCAGTGGAACCGAACTGCCCCGGGCCGCCGAAATTATGGCGTCGACGTTGGCGCAGTTTGGCAAGACGGCGGAAGATTCTCAGGAAGTGGCCGACACGCTGACGGCCACGGTGAACAGCAGCGCGCAGGGGATGGAAGATCTGGCCGAAGCGTTGAAGCCGGTCGCGCCGATTGCGTTTGAAGCGGGGGCCAGTCTGCAGGAAACGGCGGCCGCCGTGGGGATTCTGGCGAACAACGGCATTCGGGGTTCGCTGGCCGGCACGGCGTTGGCTCGCGCTTATAAGAATCTGGCCGACGGCAACATCCGCAAGAAGGTGGAAGGGCTGGGCGTGGCGGTGGCCGACGCGGCCGGCGACATGCGACCGATGTCGGGCATTATTGAAGACATCGCGAAACAAACCGACGGACTGGGCAGCGCGGAACGGCTGGGGATATTCGAAGAACTGTTCGGTCGAGGATCGGCGGCGGCGCTGAAGCTGGCCGGGGCGGCCGGCGGGGCGTTTAACGATCTGCAGGCGGACATTGAAGGCTGGGAAAACGCGGCGGCCGACGTGGCCGATCAAATGGACAGCGGCATCGGCGGTTCGCTGCGGCGGATGCTGTCGGCGGTGGAAGGCGTGGGCATCGCGTTGGGCGAAGCGGTCGAAGGGCCGGTCGCCGGTTTGGCCGACGGTATTGCCACGGCCAGCGGTGTCGTGGCGGGATTCATCCAACGGAACCGGACACTGGTCACGATTCTGGGGGCCATTGGTCTGACACTGGTCACGGTGGGCGGTGCCCTGGTGGCGGTCGGTGCGATCATGAAAGTGGCGGCACTCGCCGTGATTGGTTACGGCGTGGCCGTGAAAGCGGCGGCGGCGGCGCAAGCGGTCCTGTTGGCTCTTTCGGGGGTGGGCTGGCCCGTGCTGGCGGCCGGTGCGGTTTTGGCGGCTGGTGCGGTCTATGGAATTTCGAAAGCTCTGGAATCGTCCGCTGCAGAAGCCAAGCAAGCGGCAGAAGCCACGGACGAAGCGAATGCGACTCTAAAGTCGCTGGACGACACGCTGAAAGGCATCGACGGCGGGCCCGATCTGTCGGTGACGGGCACGGAATCGATTCTGAAGGCCGACGTATCGCTGCAGCGGCTGGCGGTGACGGTGGCCAGTGTACGCGGGGAAACCGAACGGGCGTTGCGTGTGGCGGCCGCTGGGGACGCTCTGCAGGAACTGGCACTGCTGGGCGGGAACGTCGACCAGGCGGCCGCCGACCGGGTGGCCGATATGCTGCAACAGGCGATTCCATCGGCCGAACAGCTGCAGCGCAAGCTGTTGGAAGTCGACGCGGCGTTCGCGTTGCTCGAACAGCCGGTCGATTCGGCCGTACGGGCGGAACTGCAATTGTCAATCATCGATCAGGCCACGGGGGCCATCGGTCGGATAGACGACCTGCAGGACGAAATCGACCGCCTGACGGGCACCGCCACGGAAGCTCAGCAGGCGCTGCGGGATATGCTCGAACAAGGCGTGCCGGAAGACGTGGTCGCCCGCTATGCGGAACTGAGGGACACGCGGGACGAACTGCTGAAACAGCAGGACGAACTGACGAAGGCGGCCCGCGAACGCGAACAGGCCGAACAGCGGCGGGTGTCTGACCTGCGGACGAAAGCCGACCAGGTGAAAGACCAGAACACGACCGCCGAAGAACGTCTGCAGCTGGAACTGTCGGAACTGGAAGAACTGCGCAAAGCCATCGACCCGGAAACGAACACGCCGTTGCTGGACGAGGAAACCTATCGGCGCGAACTGGAACGACTGCACGCCCGACAAATCGAACTGGCCGGACAGGACGCTCAGCGAATCAACGGCGGCAGCCGTCCCACGTCTGACGTGCGAACCGTGGAAGGATCACAACTGATTGTCGATCTGATCAACGGCCGCGAAGACATCAGCGAACGCCAGCTGCAGCAGCTGATCGAATTCAACGAAAACGCGCGGGAACTGATCGCGGTCAACGCGCGGCGCGGTCAACTGGCGAAAGTGGGGCCATAACATGCCGTCTATTATCGACGTCACCGATCTGGACGGCGAACAACCGCCGTTCAGCCAGGACGAACGCGGGCACAAAACGTACACGACGCGTCACATGCTGACCGTCGACGGGGCGATGACGCAGCCGGAACTACTGATCGACCCGGCCATGCCGGTGCCTCACGTTTCGACGTTGGGCTACGACAGTGAAGCGACCTGCCGAACGCGCGGGTTGAAACCGTGGGAAGATACGTTCACCTGGTTTCTGACGATCAAATGGTCGACCGAGCAACTGGAAGAAGCGGAAGACGACCCGCTGTTGCAGGTGGTGACGGGCGGCCTGCGTTCGGTGGATGTCGAAGAACCTTGCTTCTATGACGTGGACGGTCAACCGGCGGTCAACACGGCGGGCGACATTTACGGCGGGCTGACGAAAGTCGGGAACAACGAAATCATCCCGGTCACGTATCGGTCGACGTTGTGGCCGATTGGTCTGCGGTCGTACAACAACACGGTCAACGCGAACACGGTCTGGATATTTGGAGAATCGTACGCGCCGCGGACGTTGTGGATGAAGAATCTGGTGCTGCCGGAAAATGAATCGGAATCGTTCGGCACGTATTACTACGAAACGCGTTTTGAAATCCATCACGACCGGAAGGGCTACGGCCGACTGCTGCCGAATCAGGGATTGCATGAGCTGCAATACTATACGCGGGCCGACGACGGAAACGGCGGGCTGACGGACTGGGTGAACGTGGATTTCGACGCGTACACGGACGAAGCCGACGACAACCTGAAGAAAGTCGAACGCGAACGCATCACCGACCACACGGGACAGCACGTCAGCAATGAAGTGTGGTTGAACCAGCACGGTGAATCGACGGTGCCGACGTTTTCCAACGGCGCGATTGGCACGGCATCAATGAGCGTTCGGCCCGACCCGTCGATTGTGACACTGTCGGCCGGCGTGCTGGAAGACTCGCACGAAGGGTCGATGCTGACGTTTAAGCAAACGGCGGGAACTCCGTTGCATGACGGCAACGCGTCGTATCGTATTGTCAAAGTGTTGGGCCCGACCAGCTGTCAGATCAATGGGAAAACTCCGTTCAGTTTTTCGCGGGTGCCGGTGGTGTTGGCGGGAGCGGGGGCGTTGTTCAATTATCTGGAAATTCAAAGCGAAGCCGACTGGAGTCAGCTGCCGCTGCCGGGTCCGAAAACCGACTACACGGGGGCCTGACGCATGACGGGCGACAGCAACACGGCGTACGGTTTCGGGCTGGAGCAAGCGCGGGATATCAACAAAGCGACGGGCATCGTACTGGGCACGGTCGGCGGGGGGCGTGCGGGGGTGCGGGAAACGGCCACGGCGGCGCGTTCGATTGTGGTGGAACTGCTGGCGGAGCTCCCGGCCGACGATTACGAACTGCACGACGCCCGGCAAGTGACGTGGAACGGCAGCGAATGGGTGCCGGTGTCGACGCGTCCGGTTCCGGTGCGGAAGATCACGGCGGCGGCGATTGCGGCCGGCAGCGCCGACGACCCGACGCGGCTGAAAGCTCGACCGATTGCGAATCTGGGGTGGTGTGTGGGCGAACCGGCGGGCGAACCGTCGACCACGGTGATCGGTGGCACATCCGGGGACTGTTGCGGGTGTAACGACCCGGAAACGGTCAACTATTACAACTACGACGGCGAAAACCTGCCTCGCGTGTTTCGCGTGTCCGGGGTTTCGTTGGCGTGTTGCGCCAACGAAGCGGGATATCTGGACCTGCAGCGGGCGATTCCGAACGGTGTGCAGTGGGAAGCTGTGCAGGGCTGTGCAGACGGGGCTACGATTCTGTGGCAACTGGACCCGGGCGTTGAAACGCTGACGGCCACACATTCGGAATTCGGCCAGGTCGCCCAGTTTGATCGCAACACGTACGACGCGGGCGTCGACCTGTTTTGCAATTTGCGGTTCGACCGCACGGCCGCCGCGTTGCGTCGCGATTGTGTGGTTTGTGGCGAGCAGGCGTGCGTGACGCCGTACCCGCTGGACGACCCGCCGGAAATTGTTTCCGGGTGTCAGATCTGCACAGACAACCAGGCGGCGAAAGCGTATGAGGTGGTTGTCAGTGGAATGGACGGGCCGGTCGCTGATTATTTCAACGGGGCCACGTTGGTAACGCAGTTATTGGGCGGTCAGGGGTATTACGAATGCCGGCGGTTTCCGTACGTGCCGCGTTCAGTCGTTCACTACGTCAACCCAGACCCAGACATTATCGACTTTGAAGTCGTTTCGCCGCAGTTTGGGGGGCACATCTGGATGGCTCTGAACGGCACGGGCAACGGCGGCCAGGCCAACATGGCTGTATATCTCACGTATACATACCACGCGACCGGGTTTTCGAATTTAATGGAAGCCAGCTATCAACTGTTCATGGGCACGGAACATCCGTGTCTGGCCGACGAAATCGAATTTCCGCTGACGGCGATTGCCAACAACCAGCCGACAAACCCGACTCCGCCGCCGACGACGTTCCCGGATTCGGTGATCCTTCGACCCGTTAGCGTGGGGCTGGACGCATGACTGACAGCAACACGGCGTACGGTTTCGGGCTGGAGCAAGCGCGGGATATCAGCAAAGCGACGGGCATCGTGCTGGGCACGGTCGGCGGGGGTCGTGCGGGGGTGCGGGAAACGGCCACGGCGGCGCGTTCGATTGTGGTGGAACTGATTACGGAGCTGCCGGCCGACGATTACAAACCGCACGCCGCCCGGCAGGTGAACTGGAACGGCAGCGAATGGGCGTTTGTGCAACCCGTGGACGTGCGGAAGATCACGGCGGCGGCGATTGCGGCCGGCAGCGCCGACGACCCGACGCGGCTGTTCGCGAATCCTGTGGGGAATCTGGGGCTGGTGGTCAGCCAACCGCCCGCCGGGGAAACGACCACGACCACGACCGACGCGCCGGGTGCGACGGTGACGACGGGCTGTTGTGGCTGCTACGAAGAAACCGACTACCAAACGTATTCCGGCCAGCCGTATCTGCGCAGTGTTTCCGGCGTGTCTCTCGAATGCTGTTCCCTTGTGACGAATCCGATTCTGGAACGGCAGGAACTGGACGCGGGCGACTGGGTCGCGTCCGACGTGGCGTGTATCAACGTGGGCGATGTTGACCACGGGCTGACCGATTGGAGGCTGACGCCCGACGGCGTGCTGACGATCACACATCAGACCGACGGACTGCTGGCACGGTACACGGTCGCGCCGGACGCGTTGGACAGTCTTTGCGCTCAGCGGTTTCTACTGGACGAAAGCACGACGCCGCGACACGGCCGCGACTGCGTGGTTTGTGCGCCCGAAGTCTGCGTCGTCCCGGCGAACGGGGAACCGCAGACGCTGTTCGGGTGTCCGGCCTGCGTGAATCTGGAACATTCGGGGGCGTATGAGTTACGGTATAGCGGGGCGAACGGGCCGGCGGCCGAATTTTTCAACGGCACGACGCTGGTGGCGTCTCAGGGTTTGCCCGGTGCTGGGTGCCGGAAGGACCCGTTGAATCATTATGACGTTGTTTGGGACCACAACACCGGGCAGTTTGCGACGCCAATCAACATTTTCACGGGGCCGTTTCATGCGGCGCTGTACCTGGGCAAAGTGAACGACGCGATGCAAATCGTGGACTTCAGCGAATTGTCCGTGGTGTTCAAATACAGTTACGAAAACGGCTATGCGCGGCACTTCTTCACGAACACGGCCTACGCTGTCGGCCAGTATCCCTGTGTTGAAACCGACAACCCGCTGCAGCTGGGTTATTCGCATTCTGTCATTTCCGACCCGGACGGGTTCGGACCGCCCGCCACGACGTTTGGCGGTGCGGTGACAATTGTTCCCGTGTTTCTGGGGGGCGGTTGAATGACGAACGATAACACGGTTTACGGTTTCGGGCGGGAGCAAGCGCGGGATATCAACAAAGCGACGGGCATCGTGCTGGGCACGGTGAGCGGCGGGACGGCGGGCCAGCGGGATGATGCGACGGCCGCCCGGGGTGTGGTGGTGGAACTGCTGACCGACCTGCCGGAAGACGACTACAAACCGCACGCCGCCCGGCAAGTGACGTGGAACGGCAGCGAATGGGCGTTTGTGCAACCCGTGGACGTGCGGAAGATCACGGCGGCGGCGATTGCGGCCGGCAGCGGCGACGAACCGACGCGGCTGTTCGCGGAAATCGTGGGGAATCTGGGGCTGGTGGTGCTGCAGCCGGGCACCGGCAGTTCGACCGACACGACCAGCAGCGGCACGCCGGCGTCGACGTGCTGCGGCTGTTACGAATCCGACGACTGGCCGGCGTACGACTGGGGCGATGGACTGGAACCCGTGACGTACCAACTGGCCGGGCCATCGTTGTCGTGCTGCGGGACCGGCGCTGGGGTTCTCACACGCGACCCCGACGCGGATGAATGGACGAGCGACGCGGTCGACTGTGGAGACGAAAGCACGTTGTCGTGGTCGCTGACGCCCGGCGGCGTGTTGACGGCCGAACATTCGGTCGAAGGCATGGTCGCCCGTTACACTCGAAACGCGTTCGATGCTGACCGCTGGTGCGCTCAACGGTTCGACATCGACGAAGGGGCAACGCCGATCCACGACCGGGCCTGCACGATTTGCGGGGAGGAAGTTTGTTTGACTCCTGCGCGCCGTTATCTGGTGTCGAATTGTTTTGGGGGGTCGCAGCACAGCGACGTACTGCCGCTCCGCTGGCGATTCACGGAACAGGATATCGACACGGGTCAGGGGTTCTTCGACGACACGGGCGTTCTGGAGTATTACGGGACGTATCCCTGTGAATGGCGTTTTGCTGACTGCCAGGCAGGTGAGTATCAGTTGAAGTTTTGCCCTGACACGAAATTGTGGCGCATCTGGTATTCGGCGACAGTCGGTTTCGGTTGTGGGAACGTGGGGAACCTGCCTTACCGTGCCCCCTGTACCGAAACCTATGCGCCGGTTGCGGAATGGGCCGACGCCGACTTCACGCCGTTCGGTGCGAACGTGCAGATTGTGAACTATGCCGGCGGCGGCACGTATCAATTCACTCTGGAGGCGTTTTGATGACGGATAACGCGTGCAAATTTCGGGGCGAATCGACCAGCTGTTGCCAGCCGGTGTTCGCATGCGATTGCCAGGCGGTGCCGGCGGCGGCCTGCACGCCGACGGTGGAATCGTTCGCGGCGATCCTGTCGGGTAACCCGGGGATCGACGCGGGGGCCGTGGGCCAGCAGCTGCACGTCTGCAGCGAATGCCCGCACCGCTGGGAACCGCAGGCGGCCGCTCCTGTGGTGTCTCGCGGACTGGGCGACACGGTGGCGAAAGGACTGGCGGCCGTGGGCATCACGAAAGAACGCGTGCAGGCGGTGGTCGGCGAAGATTGCGGCTGCCCCGAACGCCAGGAAGACTGGAATCAACGCGTAAACTACGGAAAGGCGAAACCGTGACACGTCGCCCGCGTAACACTCAACCCACCGTTTCGGAAACGATCACCACCACGATTGCCGTGTTCGTGCCCGTCGCTCGCATCGACGCGGCGCGGGAAGAATCGCGGGCGTACTATCTGACTCAAGGAAAAGACCTGCCTGCCGCGTCCATGCTGGTCGATGAAGTGCATGATTCCAGCGGGCAACTGATCGGCTATTCGTGCGAACTGGAAATGAGCGTCGAAGCGGCTGACCACATGATGCAATACTACCGGGACCAGTTTGTCGGCACACACAAGCCGGCTCAACGACTGTACCGGAAATCACTCGACCGAGTGTTGCAGCAGAAATCAGCCCGCTGTGATCGGCACGAGCAACGCAAAGCGAAGCGGCAGCAGCGGCGCACGGCACGTCTGGCGGAAGACCGACGTTTGCAGGCGAAAGCGGACGCGAAACGCAGACGGCGTCGACGTAGGCGGAAAGGCGGGCCATCGTGAGTAGTTTTTTCACTCGCCCGTCTTCGGACGTCGTCACGACCGGCTGGTTCCGGAATCCGTCCAGCGGATTTTATTGGGACAAGTGCAGCGACGGATTCCCCGGGTTCGACGATGCGACCTACTGTTCTGTCGACGTATCCGGCGGGGCGATTGTGTTTGGTGGGTCCAGTCTGCCAGGCGACTTTCCAACCGGCGGCGCGGACAGTATCGACTATTCGATCCGAGTCGACCTGAACAGCACGAAGCAAAGCCCGGCGCCGGGATTTATCATTCGTGTGTTGGAAAGTGACGGCGTCACGGTGATCGCGGAAATGGCCGAACGCGCCATGACGTCAGCGTCGTTCGTGACGCTGACCGGCACGCTGAGTATCACCGGCACGAACACGGCCACGTCCTGGACGGGCCACAAGCTGTCAATCACGCCGTACGAAAACGACACGAGTTCCACCGTGTTCGCCTACGTAGCCGACCTGGAATTGTCCGTGACGTATACGCCGGGCGGTGGCGGCGGTGGCGGCGGAACGGGCACGGGGTTCGGGGCAGACGCCGACCCGATGCTGGGTGGATATGACTATCGCGCCACACGGTTCAGCAGCGGTCGATTGCTGGGAAATGGCATATACCCTGATCAGCCAGGCACGGAGCTAACGCCCGCAGAAGCCAGGCAAATTCTGGGCGTTCATCTTGATCCGTCGTCACAGATTGCCGCGACACCTACGTCTGACGTGGTGATCACCGGGCCGAGCACGGCAGAAACGAATGTGATCAGTGACACGACCGGCGAAGCGATCGGTGCCAAGACATCGCCGGACGTCGCAGACGGCAGCGGGTGGCGAATCATGGCGGGCGGCGACGTCGACCCCGGTGGAACGTCGATCACTTACACCTGGAAGCTGACAATTGGCGGCGTGGGTGTGTTCTCCCTGCAGTCGAATAACTTCGGGGGTGTGTCACCGCTGAACAATCGCGGCTGGACTCTGGATTGTTTTGTCGTGGCGAACAACGCAACGGCCAGTTCGACCGTGCGATACGGCGTACTGCTGACACACACGGACGCGGCAGACGTAACGCAACGCGTGCTGAAGTGCGGCAGCGTGGGGGCGATCGATTTCACCACCACACCCACCATTGAACTGTCCGCAAAAACGACGTCAATCGCTAGCGGTGCCCGTTTACGCTGTGCGGTGTGTACCTTTGAACGAATGGACGTGGCGGCATGATTGGAGCAATTGATCACACTGGAATCAGGAACTTTCCGTCCAGTACGATAGCGGGGCGAGTCACTGCAGGCACCGGGGCAATGGAAGCGCTGACAGCGGCGCAAACACTGACCTTGCTGGGCCTGTCACCGTTCGCGAATCGGTCGATGTTCGTGGGCACGGATCAGTTCGTTTTGAGCGGATCGACTGAACAGACAATCTACGACACGACGACCGCACAGGACTATGAAGGTTCGCTGACGCTGGCCAGTCCGGAGAAGGGCGACACGTTGCGTTTTTTTATGGCGGGCAACCATCAGGGGCACGCGAGCGCCGCCGAGACCCTGACGTTTCGCGTCAAGCTGGCAGGCATACTCATTGTTTCGGTGGCTGTTCCGTCTGGTGACGCAGACGGCGCGACGTCTAAGCCGCTCATCCTGCGCGGATCAATCACGCTGAACGACGCGGCGGCCTCGTCGACCGTGCGAGGGTTCGCAGAACTGATTTATGAGACAGAAGCCGGGGACGTCGCGACAGTCGCGGCGATCGGTTCCGGTTCTGCAATTAACCTGACAATCGACCAGGACTTTGACATAACCGGACAGTATTCCGTCGGCGCAGCGGCGTACGCGCTGACGGTGGAAAACACGCTGGCTGAACGACTTCGAGCAAACGCATAGGGTGGCACATCATGGCGATTACCGTTTCGATCGACACGAACATTACCGGGCTAACGGGCGCGACGATTAAGCTGTTTCAGATTGGTTCTGACACAGCCGTCGAGACCATCACAGCGTCCGAGTACATCAATAACAAAGCCAGCTACTACGGCACTGTGGCGACGGCACCGGCGGGAGACTATGTTGTTTTGCTGGCGGACAGCAGCGGGAACTTTATTGCAAAGGCCCGACGCTGGATTGGGGCTGCAGCGGGCGTTTACGCGGGCAGGCCGGATTCCAATACAATCGGCAGCATTGCCACGGACACGGGTACGACTTTGCCGGCCACGCTTGCGACACTGTCGACGCAGACGTCAGTCGATTCGGTCGCGTCTGACGTGGCGAAACTCGGTTATCATGCCGGGGCCATCTGGGTCGACACAGACGCAGCGAACACGAATACAGTCGTTGGTGTGGACGGCACGGTCAGCAATCCCGTTTCCACACTGGCCGCAGCAGTGACTCTGTCCGGCACGACCGGAATCAATCGTATTCGAGCGGTGGGCAGTGTGGCTCTGACGGTCACGACCGGCCTGGCGAATCTGGACATTGCAGGGTCGGGCGGGGTCACAATCAACCTGGACAGTAACTCCGCGACTGATTGCACGTTCCGTACGCTCGACATCACCGGCACAGCGACGGCGACAACCGGGTGCCGGTTTGTTGATTGCACGGTGCAGCCGTCAGCGTTGTCCGCGTCTGTCGCGCGGCGCTGCGTACTCAGCGGTACGGTGACTCTGACTACGCCCGGTGATATCACGCTGATGGAATGCGGATCACCAACTGCGCCGTTGGTGCTGGACTTTGCGAGCTATACCAGCGCGTCGATTTCGCTGCACGGTTGGTCGGGCGATTGCGAACTGCGGAATCTGGGGGCCAGCGTTTCGCAGTCTGCATACGTCACCGGCGTGGGCACACTGACGATCAACGCCAACTGCACCGGCGGCATCGTGTACTATGGTCCGGGCATCGAAATTGCGGACAACTCAGCCGGCGCGGTGACGTTCGTCCAGGTCGCCCCGGTCACGGTGACGGCTTCACTGGTCGCGGAACTGGTCGCGGGCAACGCGGCAGGATCAGTCGGGCAAGTGCTGGAAGATCTCAACAGCCGTCTGCCCGTGTCCGGCACGATTGCCACTCAGGGCGACGTGACCAACATCACGCAGGCCCAACGCGTGACGATCAGCCTACCTGAACCAATGCTAGTGCCCGACACAGGTTCGACGGACTATCGAGTCTGGATCTACGCCTACAACGAGCAACATCAGGCCGAAGACCTGGACGCTGTGCCGGTGGTGTCCGTGGAAAACCAGACCGGAACCGACCGTTCCTCAAATCGCGGCACCGTCACTAAGGAAACCGGATCGACCGGGATTTACTACGTCGACTACACCGTGGACAACGCACACGCGACTGAGCAACTGATCTTCCGCATCGACGCGACCGAAAACGCGGTGACGACTCAATACTCCCGTTCCACGCACACGATTCCGGAATCCGTCGCAACGGCGGGTTCGCCTTGGTCACCGACCGACGTGGCGCAGGTTCGGCACCGGCTGGAACTGGACGGCACGGCGACCGTTCCGACGAATACGGCGTTGCCAAAGGTGGACGTGACGCAGATTGAAACGGTCGACGCAACGGATCAACTGGCGGCGATTGTGGCGGCGGACGGTGGCGGGGCGTTTGCCGTCGACCTGACGTTTGTCAACGACGAAATCCCTGCGGCGGCGATCGTCGGGGCGAAGGTGCGGATCACTCGATCGGGCTTCGACGACATCGCACTGACGACCGACGGTTCCGGCAAGGTGTACCCGAAGCTGGACGCGGCCACGTACAACGTGTACGCGACGGCGGCCGGTCACACGTTCTACGACGGCACGCTGGTCGTCACGGGGGCGGCGACTCCGGCCGCGTACGAAATGCCGTTGACGGTGTCGGTGACGAACAACCCGCCGAACACGATCACGGGGCTTGGATTTGTGCACGACGAAGCGGGCATCGCCGAAGACGGGGTGACCGTGACCGGCACCTATGTGGCCGGCACGGGCGACGATGGCTACGTGCGGGACGAAAAGCCGTTGACCGGCATCAGCAGCGGCGGCGGAAATCTGGCGATCGCCGGTTTCATTCGCGGGGCACAATACAGTTTCCAGGCGGGCAGCGGGACGCCGGTTGTAAAAGACATACCGATGTCTGGCAGCACGTTCCAGATTCCCGAACTGTCACGCCTGGACGTGGAAGCGTAGGACACGACAACACCAGCCGGCGGGGGCCGGCGTTGCAAGGACGAAGCGATCATGGCACCACCGAACCACCACCAGCCGACCGTGGCGTTTCCCACGGGGCCGGCGACTGCGCCGGCGGCGAATCATCCGACGAACGAATCGACACTGGCGGACCTGCAACGCATCCGCTGGGCCGGCTGGGCGTTGGCAGCGGTGGCGATTACTGGCTGGGCGGGCTGGATTTCGTTGGCCACGATTCGGCACCAGTCGACCTTGGAACGGCTGATCGAACGTCAGACTCTGCAGTATGAACAACTGCGGGAAGCGGTGCGGGATTTGAACGCCACCGACCCGGGTTGACGGGGCTATGATGCGTTGGGGAGCCGATCGAGCGGGCTTTGTTCGCTGGTGGCTCCTGCCAGTTCAACGTGCGTGTAGATCATGGTCGTGCGGACGTCGTTGTGTCCGAGCAACTTCTGCAGGCTGCGAATGTCGACGCCCTGATTCAATGAATGCGTCGCGTAGCTGTGCCGCAGGCAATGCGTGTTGCAGTGTTTGTGAATGCCGGCCCGCCGTCCAGCCAGTCTCATCGAACGCGCGAAATTCCCTTTGTCAATGTGATAGCGTCCGATCCATTTCTCGACGGGGTGGCGGCTGAGTTTATGACTGGGGAACAGCCAGAACCACGCCAGCGAACCGGCGGCGGTCGGCGACTTGCGGCCGTAACTGTAGGGCAGTTCGACGCGATTGGTTCCGGCGTCGACGTCCTGCCGATGCAACGCGGCGGCGGTTTCGATTTGGTGCGTCAATGGTTCCTGCAATGCGGACGGCATGCCGACGGCGCGGTCCTTTGCTCCTTTGGCCTGGCGAATCACAATCTGTCGGCTGTCTGTGTCGATATCTTTGATTCGCAGGCTAACGGCTTCCCCGATGCGCATACCGCAGCCGTACAGCAACTGGCCGATAATGCGGTCGCGTCCTTTGAGTTCTGCCAGCAGTCGCGAGACTTCCGGCACGGACAGCACGGTCGGGATTCGTTGCGGCCGTTTCGCTCGCAATGCCTGGACGTTGTGCAATTCGCGGCCGATCACTTCGCGAAACAGGAACAGCACGGACTGAAAGGCGACATTTTGAGACGTGGGCGACACGTTCCGGCGGTTGGCCAGTTCGGTCAGCCAGCCGGTCACTTCCGGTTCGGCCGTGTCTTTGGGATGCGTCCATGTGCCGTCGGGTTTGCGAAGCCAGCGCAGATACTGTTCGCACCAATGGCGGTACGTTTTGTAGGTGCTGCGCGCCCGTCCTTTGCGCCGGCAAACGACGCCGATCTGATCGAGAAGCTGAGAATTCAAAGCCACAACGGACCCTTTCGCGATTGTGTCGCGCGTCCGTCGCGTAATTACAAAGCGCGCCCACTCCGGCCAGCGCGCACTAAAAACAAGTTCCGGCGACGGAGTGTCACTGTCCCTCAGTGACCTCTGCTAGATTGCTTGATCGGCAACGACTCTTCCGAATCCCCTCCAGGTAAACCAATGCGGCTTTGAGTTGTCCCATTTCTTCCCGAATCTCATGAATTGCCGAGTCTAGCCAGTTGTCGCCGGAACGCTTCGGATTTCCGCTACGCTCCACATCCGATTGCCGGTCATCCGCACCGGAACAATCGGATGCAACTGACTTGTTGCATTCGCAGGGCGAACTCTGGCACCACTGACAACCAGTTACAAATACGTCGTTCATGATTCCTCCAGTTGATCCGAAGCGTTCAGCCGGCTTCGGCCTCTCGTGTTCCTACACGAGAAGCACCGGCGGCTAAAACGCGAGACATCGAAAAACGGACTTGTGACGCTGCTCGGTTCCAGATATTGGCCTCCATCGTCTTAATGATCGAAATTGACTCTGAGTCAGTCTCGTCACCCTGACGTTCCGCAGCTTCCATGTTGCGACGAAACACCTTGTATAGTTCAGTCAACTCCGCCGCCTCTGCGCCGGCTGAACGGGGCGCGGCTAAATCAGCCACTTGTTCGCCTTGGTTATCTGACATCGGTTCTCGCTTGTCACGTTGCCGTCTATACCTTAATTCATACATGATGTCTGAGTACACATGCGACAGATGCTCATCAGTAAAACCCGCGAAGCGTCTCACCCGGATGTCGCCGGAACGCTTCGGATTTTCGCTACGCTCCACATCCGATTGCCGGTCATCCGCACCGGAACAATCGGATGCAACATCTCTGTCACATGCCAAGCAATTCGTGTGATACAACCCACCATGTTTCTCACAGGCCATTTCTGTTTTCTCCTTAGTTGATCCGAAGCGTTAAAAGAGCGACGGTTGTGTCGCGGGTTCTTTGGGTTTGTGTTCGAAGCCGGGGCACTGTTTCGGGCGGCCCGCTGAGACGTCCGCCAGATTCAGGTTTCGGCAGCGGTCCCCACACGCCGGACATTCGAAGCCGTTCACGGCATACCACAATTCGCGGCACGGTTCGCACGCCAGACGGCCCAACAATTCGCGGCATTCGTGGTGCCGGGGGTCATAATGCGTGCAGCCGTCGCAGGTTTGTGTCGAATCGTTCATGCGGTCGCCTTTCGTTTCCTGCGTCGGGCTCGCCGTTCCGCGAACGTGGGGCCGGCGTTTGCTGTGGCCGTCGGTTCGGGTAGACGGCTGGCCGACGGCGGGGGTTGGGGTGGGGCGGCCGGTGGCGGGGCGGCGTCCAGCAGTTTCGACACGGCCGCGACGGCCCGTTCGATGTCGCTTTCGCTGATCATGCCGATTTTGTCGTGTGTGAGCTGATAGACGAACGTCGCGACCTTCGTCGTTTTGCATTTTCGGCGGCGCACCGCCGATAGTAACGCCAGCACGATTGCCAGTTCGGCCCGATTGCGGCCGGACAGAATCGGCGAATCGGAAACGGTTTGTCTGCGGTACCAGGTCAGCCAGTAGTCGTTGTCGCGGTCCGTCACGTCCGATGTCGTGAAGCCAGCCACGCAGCTTCCAACGAACGGTTTCGCCGTCCCGGGGTCGAGCGTGACCGACTGCAGCTTCTGCAGCTTGTCTGACTGACTGATGAGAGACTCAAAACAATCGTTCGGTTCGGTTCGGTTCGGTTCTCCTCGTACCGTACCGTTCCGTACCGTACCGTTGTGTATCGTATCGTACCGTACCGTACCGTAGGCGGGATGGTGTCGGGATGGTGTCGGGGCGCTGTCGGGATGGTGTCGGGATGGTGTCGGGGCGCTGTCGGGATGGTGTCGGGGCGCTGTCGGGGCGCTGTCGGGATGACTCGTTTCGTCAGCTGTGGACAGGACCGGCGTGACAATCAACCATCCGGCTTTGACCGCCCAGGCGACCGTTTGCTGAATCAAGTCGGGCACCAATTGGGCTCGACGGCACATATACGACAGGCTGAACGGTTCTCCGTTGCTGTGCGACAACTGACCGTAGTCGGGCGGGTTGGTGGACATATTGACGAACGCGTTGAAACAGTTACCAATAGCCTGCGCTTTCCAACAATCAAACGAATCGACCAGGTCATTGTATCCACGCGATTCGAACCCGGTGGGAAGCGATACCCACGGCAGTTGTTTGTCTCTCGACATGATTTTGCGCGAGTCGGATTTGATAAACACGCTGTCGAATTTCGCGACGCTCAGCACATGCGAATCAAACCAGTCGGCGGTCAGGTCGTCCGGTTCCATGGTCGTTGTTTCCTTTCGGGGAAGTGTTGAATCGATCATGATTTTTTTTCCTGCAGTTCGTGGCATGGTTGCGGGTTGCGCTGGAAGTCGTCGAAGCGGCGGCGGGCGGCGAGAAGTTTTGCACACGCTCGCCGCACGGCCGCACGATCGAAGGCGACCAGCGACGTGCCCGTGATGACGTTTCGGCGAATGATGTTGCCGCGTGGTCCGTGGGTGCCGAAAAGCCGCATCGTGTAGCCTCGTCCGGTCGGCGGCGGCAACACGAAGTAAACTACCCCGTCCCCGTCAGCAGCTGCGCTCATATCATCGAGATTCATTGCGGTGGTTCCCGTCCTGTTTGGAAATGAGTTCGGCATCGTGTCGGCGGGCGCGCTGAATCATCGGCAACAACCACGGCAGGGTATCCGCATGGTCGGCGGCCGCCAGGTCGGCGTCGGGACCGACGAACCAATGCACGGCGCTGGTCGCCCCGTCCAGCGCGTTTCGTAGTTTCACCAGCTGCCAGCGCAGCGAACGCGTCGCATACTCCGGCAGCGGGTCGCGGTCGAAGACCGGGTCGAGGACATCCAGAACCCGGCGTGCGTTTTCGACCGTGGGGGTGATATACGCCGACAACGGCAGGTCGTCGCGATTCATCGGTGCGCGTCCATGACTCGACAGGCGTCGGCCAGACTGAACTGGAATTCGGACATGAACGTCGGGTCGTTGCGCGGCTGGACGTTGATTGCGGTCGCGACCAACTGTTGCAGGATCTGCCATTCGGCCGCCGACACGAAGCGGCCCGGATCGCCGGCGGTGTGCTGCCGGGCGGCCAGTTCGGTACGGACAATGGGAACCGAACGCGGGGCCGTTATTCCCAGGCGAACGGTTTCGGGGCGGGTTTCGACAACGGTCACATCGACCAGGCCGTCGGCCAGACTGATCGACTGAGATTTGTGGCGGGACAGAACAAGCATTGTGCATCCTTTCGGGGTGGGTGGTGCGCAGTCGTGCGCGGGAATGAACTAAACGGCGGGCACGGGAATGGGCGAATCGACGACAGCCGGGTGAAAGTTTGCCAGCTGTCGTTCGATGATGGCTTCGCCGTTGTCGTTGAAGTGTTCGACCGCCTGGTCGACTCGTTCAAACACCGGCGACACGTACACCCACAAGGTGGCGTCGTGCGAAATTCGGCACGACCAGCCGACGGAAGTCACATGCAGCGACCACGAAAAACGCGGCAACCGCTGCATGAGCTGTTGAACATGGTCGAAGCGTTCGGCATTGATCATCATGGAAGAATCCTTTCAGGATCGAAACGAAACACGGGCCGGCGCTGAGACAAAACGCCGACCCGCTGAGAGTGCCGGGAACATCCCGGCGGCGAGAATTGAAAACGGGGCAACCGTGCCCCTGGTGATGGCATCCCTGCAAACCGCTTTCCGTGCGGTTAGTTCAAATTGGCAAACAGTCCGCGCCAGCATTCCGGCAACTGGTCGCGGTCGCGGGCTTCGATGGCTCGCCAAACAGCCGCGTCTGGCTTGTCGTACGATTCGCCGGCGACCGTGCCAGACGAATGCCCGACGATATAGTCGCCCAACGCTCTGCCGCTGCTGGTGGCAAAATCGTTGTACTGAGTGACAGCCGTCTGCCGGAAAACGTGGTACGTCAAACCGGGCAACGCGTCGCGCCGCTGTTTGACGGAACGTGTGAGCGACTTCGGCCCGGTGGTCGGGATGATTCCCTGCGACGCGCAGATTTCGAGCTGCAGCGCTTTGATATGTCCGCTTTCCCAGCGTTTCCTTCTGCTGTTCCAGCAACCGGCCCGGTTTTCGTGCAGGAACCAGAACAAGCAACGCGGGCCGCGCGTGATTCGTCGGACCAACGCGGCGGCCGTGGCGGTCAGTGGCAAACCCTGCAACCGGCCTTTGCGCCGAATTTTCCACGGGGCGAATACCAGCATGCCGTGCGGCGCGTGTTCGTGTGGCGTGAAGTCGAAACAGTCGGCCGACAATGTGCAGGCGTCGCTGATTCGAACGCCGTACAACCAGCCGAAATAGATAGCCGCTCGCCAACGCAACACGCGTTCGTCCGGCCCGAATCGTCGGCCTCGTATCGGCGGATTCACCGACGGGTATCTCAGCGGCCAAGTCGACAACGCGGCCCCGTGGTACAGTCGCCGCATTTCTTCCGGCCCGATGATGTCGCGAACGGGTTTGGTCGTGGTGGCCGCTTCGCTGGGCGTCAACGCCGATTTGCGAGTGACGAACAATTGCGGCACCGATTCGATCAGGCCGACAGTCTGCGCCGCTTTCATCAACTGCCGATAGGTGCCGTGGTGCTTCTGAAACGTGCGGGGCGAAACGCCGTTGACCGTTTGGCCGCGTTTGTTCTGCCAGGTACCGTTCAGCAACCCGTCGCGGAACATCTGCAAATCGTCCCGACTGATCTGATTCAGGGGCGGGTCGCCGGTGGTGCGAATCCAGTGGCTGAGAAATTCCCGGTGTGCGGTGAGCGTTTTGGCGGCGTTCAGGGCCTGCAGTTCGGGCTGAATCCAGTCGTAGAATTCGCTCAGGGAACTGGCTGCGGTCGCTTGTTGCGTGAAATCGATCATGGCGTAGTCCTTTCTGACGGTACGGCCGGGCCAGTCGTGCCCAAACAACCCGGGGGCGTCGTCCCCGGGGCATCCGTGCGGAAAGTGTTTTTCCACACTGCCGGGCCAATTGTGGACCCGTAAGCGGTTTACAGCGCTGACCAATATGGAACGCAACGCGACTCCCGTGGGCCGCCCGCTGACTTTGCGGGTGGTGCTGGTCGTGCGGTTTGTGCTTCCTGGACTGGTTCACGCTTTCGACTCCGTCGCAACGCTGGCGGCGGTGATCGCAAACGCAAACAGGCCGCCAGCTGGTTCAGCTGACGGCCTGCGTTGAATCAATCCGCCAGCGGGGGCGGAGTGTGGCGTACTGAATGCCATACGTCAACCCGCGTATGGGATTCAGTACGGTATTTTTTCGATCAACTGGTGACAAGCGGGTGTTTGCTAATCAAATCCGACAGATCGACGTCGAGTGCTTCGGCAATGCGCTCAGCACGATCGAGCGTTACGCCTTCGCGTCCGTTCAATATGACGCTGAGGTTTGGGCGGCGCATTCCGCAGGAGTCTGCAACCTCTTGAACAGTTAGGCCGCGTGATTCCATGATCGTCTTCACGTTGTCAATAAATCGCTTCATGGCGGTATGTTTCACTGTTTTAGCTCCGTATGCAATACTGTACGAAGGAAGTTTGTTGAAAGTGCGGAAGGTTGGGCGTCAGTGAAACCCACGGCGATCGATGTCTACGGTGTCGATCCACTCGCCGTTGATTCCGTCCAGGACAAACAATTCAGCGGGGTAGCTAGTGACCCGCTCTGACAATTGGAAAATGTGGAAGTAGGACAAACGGAGAATTGCGGCCTTCTCGTCGATGTTCAGCAGTTTGAACGGCGGCAACACAAACAGTTCTGCACTGCGGCGGTTTGTACTGATTGTGAATTTCAGCAAAACGCCGTTCGTCTTCAGATCGGTGATTTGCTTGCTTCGATTGTCCTTTTCAGCTTGCGAAGCTGTGCCATATTCCGCTGGCGGTTCGTTGGGTTTTGCAGGCAAGAAGAACCAGCAACCACCAACCGCCAGGCAAACAGGCAATAGACAGCCAAGCAACAGCGGTTTCGGATTTGGTCGGACTGGCATCTGTTCAGACACGATTCAGCCTCTACCTGAAATACTGAACACGACTGCAGACCATTCTGCGGCCGTCAAATATCGTTTGGCGTTGTCAGTCGTTGACGGTTCGGCCTTTTCCGGTTCGGTATGCGGATAGACTGTCCGCATGCCGAACAACTACTGAACAGCGGCCGGCTGTTCGGGTTCGTTTTGGTGTCCATCAATCTTCGTTGTCGTGTTCTTGTGACCAATTCAGGGCGCGAAGTGCGGCGGCGAAACCTTCCTGCGATATTTTCTCTGCTTCTTCGCTTAGGCTTCCTCGGTCCGACGTTGCGGCGGTCGCTTTCGCGATCACTGAGAGATTGCCAGCAATGACGCACATCAACTGCAACTGGATGGCCTGGAATTCCTTGTCGCGGTCCGTTGCCATGGTCTTCGCCTTTATTCTCGATGTCGTTAGGACTGGACAAAGTGCCGTCCGAAAACGGACACCGTGGCCAATAAATTAGCGGTGGAGGGACTCGAACCCCCGACACGCGGATTATGATTCCGTACAAGTGCGGCCGCCGTGTCCCGTTTGCCGCGATTCAAAGCGCCCTCTGTTAGCGCGAACAAGAAAACAAAACCGGCCCGGTGCGGACCAGGGCGGCCCGGTTCTGTTCCGTTCCGTCCCGTTATGTTGGGTCATGTTCTGTTCTGTAGGGGCCCTGCCACGTCCCTGCCGGGGACCTGACCGGGACGCGGTCGGGTAACAATGCGGCCCCGTCGGGATGCACTGGGATTCCGTGCGGGTATGCCCCCCCTGTCGGGTCCTTCCTGGCGTGCGTCGTCCCCCCCG